TATTATTATTTGCCGCTCCACCAGCTCCACCGCCAGCACCGGCTCTTTTACGGTTCCAGCCGGTATAAGAACCCGGACATCCGGGATGTCCCTGACCGGGACTACCACTACCTCCAGACCAAGTCTGTGTGTTGTTCCAGAGGAACGCACCTCCACCTCCAGAAGCTCCAGAAGCTCCGTTTCGAGCGAAGCCTCCGCCACCTCCTCCACTACAGGACGTGTTGTTGAATGATGATCCACTTCCGGTGCCGCCATGTGCACTACCATTTGCCCACATGCCAGTTCCGCCTCCACCGCCTCCTACTGAGACTGTGTAACCAGTACCACCTGTAACAGTGACAGAACCAGTACGATATCCTCCAGCTCCACCGCCAGCACCGCCGTCGCCTGAGTTCCAATGTCCGACTCCGCCTCCACCGCCACCTATGACTAGATACTCACAGGCATAAGCGTTAGCAGTTCCATAAAAATCCGCAGCTAGTTGTGCTTCTCCAGAAGATGGACAATTACCTTTACCATGATATTCGGATAGGTGATGAGGTGTGCTTCCTCCAAATTCAGCTGCAATCTGAGCCAGTGTAATCTGTCCTGAACTTTGTAATCCCATTACTTAGCCTCTAATTCTTTTACTTTTGCTGATAAATCCTTTACTGCCTCAATTAAAATAGAGGTTAAAGCATGATAATTAACTGTTAAAAACGGCTCATTATCTTTTAAACCTTTCACTTCTTTTACTGCTTGAGGTAAGACTTGTTGTACGTTTTGAGCTATAACTCCAGCACTTGCAGTTCCATCACGTTTCCAATCAAAAGTTACACCATTTAAAGATTCTAATTTTTCTAGTGCATTAGGTACTATTTCAATATTCTCTTTTAGTTTTTCGTCAGATGAAATAGAAGTTGAGTAAGCTATAACGTCACCATCTGCATGGAAGTCACCGTCAGCTTCAAATCTAAACTCATTATTGCCATTAATGAACATATCACAATGACTATTATTACTAAATTTTATATAATCTCCAGCATCTCTACCTATTTCTCCGTCTGTATGAAGGTTCTGCCCGTCAAGTAAAGCTGCTATTTCAGCACCTGTCTGGTCAGCAGTCGCTGAAGACTCTATACCATTAAGCTTAGTATGATCAGCGTCAGTAAATACATTGCTGTCAGATGCTGACTCTACAAGAGTTCTAATCTCAGCAGCAGTCTGATCGGCAGTAGCTGATGCTTCTATACCGTTTAGCTTACTGTGGTCAGCATCAGTAAACACGTTACTATCACTAGCACTTTCTACAAGTGTTCTTATCTCAGCAGCAGTTTGGTCAGCAGTAGCACTACTTTCAATACCATCTAATTTAGTACCGTCAGCAGCTACATCTCTACCATCAACTGTTCCTGATACTGTGATATTTCCTGTTACGTCTACACCAGCACCAACGTCTAAATTGCCAGCTACATCAACTGTTCCACTAGAATCTATAAAAAACCTTACAGCATTACTATTTGTAATGTCCTGAATCTTTATTTTGCCGTCATTTACTATAACCTTAAAATCGCTATTAGCATTAGAGTCATAAAACTCAATTTTTGGAGCAGAACTTGTAATCGTCAAATCACCAGAACCTAAAGTTCCAGTTGTAACTACGTTCTGAGATCCAAAGTCAGGAGAGACTTTAGTTCCAGCTATTGCAGCAGATGCGTTAACGTCTGCGTTTACGATTGTTCCGTCAACTATATCTGCTGATTCTATTGTTAAATTTCCAGATACGTTTGCATCTATAATCTTTACGTCTGAAGGTAATGTACCAGCAGCAATTTTACTAACTGCTATGGAATCATTAGCTAGTCTTCCAGCTATTGAAGCGGAAGATACATTTGCCATATCTTCAGCAGCTACTGGATGACCTCCAGCTGTTGAGCCGTCATGTACGACAAGAGTATCCTTGTCTGTATCTACTGTAACTTCACCCTCGGCTCCGGTAAAGCTACCATGTTGCGTGGTTGTTCCACGTCTTAGTTTTAATAATTTTGCCATTATGCTATTGATCCGAAGTCAAGTTGTAAGTTACTACCGGCAGCTCCGTCTAGTGTGGTAGCTGAAACAAGCCCTGTTACAGTGACTCCTGTGGACACGACTTCTAATTTAGTACTTCCACCAGTCTGTAATTTTAAGCTACCTGTGCCTGTATCATTAATAATTGAGTCACTAGCGTTATGAAATATCTCCATACCGTCAGAGCTCGTACCATATATAGATTTTACGTTATCGTTGTGTATATTACTACCAGTATATGTACTACCAGTAACAGCAGCAAAGTTACCTGTAGCTGTTACACCACCTTGCCAAGCACTACCATTATAAACTTTTAGTTCGTCAGCAGAAGTATTAAAATATAGATCTCCTTCTGCTAATGCATTACCACCACCATCTGTTGAAGGATCAGAAGATGCAATTTGATATCTGTCAGTAAAGTTATTTACATTTGAAATATTACTTGCAGTAGTATTAATACTTGAGATATTAGTTGCAGCCGTATTTACATTTGAAATTGAACCTTGTACTGTGTTTACGTTAGCTATAGATCCAGCTACAGAATTAACATTTGCAATATCATTTCCAACAGTATTAACATTTGCAATATTAGTTGCAACAGTATCTATTTCGGATGTACCTTCATTTAAGTCATCAGCAACAGTAGTAATCTTAGCTATGTTAGTAGCTGCTGTGTTTACATTTGATATACTTCCAGCAACTGTGTTAACAGAGTTATTTCCGCTTCCTGAGTTAATAGCATTAGTTATTAGACCTAAATCTTCCTGATATGTGAGTTGACCAGCAACTATGTTGATATTAACTAAGTCAGATGCGTTAGGGGTAGCAGCAGTATATCCATCACCAGAGCTACCATCATAGATCATTAAAACTTTGTTAGATGAACTATCAAACCATAAGTCACCGTTTTGTAAACTTGAAGAATCACCTCTAGCTGTAGGTGCAGAGGTACTTATCTGGTAAAGATCATAAAAGTTATTTATATCTGATACGTTTGTAGCTGCTGTAGATATTGCACTAGCATTAGCTGCTACGGTTGTAACCTCTGTTGCTTTTGGTACTAATCTATGAAATGCATAGGTATGTAATGTAGTTGTAGTTTCTACTATTACACCAAAGCCTGCTGTAAGAACTGTAGATCCACAACCTGTAATCGTTACAGTATTAGATCCCGAACCGTTTGAAATGGTAACTGTACCACTGCTTGGTGTACGTGTACTTCCAATAGCTTTGATAGATACAAGAGTACCAGCTCCATTATTTACATCAGGGTTAGCTGTAGGAAAACTTGTTTCATTTGCTATAGGTACAAACCCACCGACATCATCAACAAGGTCAATAATACGAGCATCAATAGCAGCAGTTGTAGCTACGTATGCGTCAGAGCCAGACCAAGTAGCACCACTAGCAATAGTTTCAGAAGAGTCTTGTCTAAGGAATAAAGCTTCAGCTTCTGTTTCTGTGTAATACCTACTATCTAAAGATGTAGTATTCATCTCAGATAACTCAAGCTTATCGGACTGAAGTAGTGTTTTTATTTCACTAGCTGTCTGATCTGCTGTAGCTGCTGTTTCTATATTAGCTAATTTAGTTTGCTCTGCATCGCTAAATTCATTAGTATTAGCATTTGCTTCATAGGCAGTTTTAATTTCTGCATTTGTCTGATCCGCAGTAGCTGCTGGTTCTATTCCGTTTAATTTACTATGGTCTGCATCTGTAAAGACATTACTATCAGTAGCAGCTTCAACAAGGGTTCTTATTTCTGCTGCTGTCTGGTCATCTTTTGCACCAACATCAATTCCATCTAGTTTACTACCATCTGTTGCTACATCTCTACCATCTACAGTACCAGATACAGCAATGTTACCTGTAACTGTAAGAGCACCTGTTGCAGCTGTACCTGATGTTGATACGTTTTGAGATCCAAAAGCTGGAGTAACTTTAGTACCCGCTATAGCAGCTGACGCATTAACATCAGCGTTAACTATTGTACCATCAACTAAGTTAGCACTTGCTACAGTTATATCTGTAGGCAAAGCACCACTACCTAGTTTTGCCATTGTTACATTATCATCAGCTATCTTAACTGTAGTAACTGCATCGTTATCTATTTTAGCTGTTGTTACAGCCAAATCTTTTATATCAGATGTTAATATTGTTTGATTTTGTTCTTCTTGTGCAGCATATAATATCTGCTTCATATTGTTGTTAAGGTCTGCTGCCTTAACTGATGACCCTGCTGTAAAGGTGGCTTTAGCGGCGTCTACGTCTGTATCTCGATAGATACGAATTTTATTAGCTGAATTTGCGGGAGCTGTATCAAATACTATATTCCCACCACCAGTTGTTGTGTAACTGGTTATTGTAAAAGTTGTTGCACCAGAGCTTGCTCCAGTTATACCTCGGTTTTCATAAGTTACATTGTCAACCTCTACTTTTATGTCAGCTTCCTTGTAAGATGGAAAAGAGAATGATCTTGACGCTTGACCATTCCCGTCTAAATCTGCGAAAGTTGTTGCCATTTATTTATACATAGTTAGTAGGTTTGCTGTCTGTTGTTGTTTTTGCTGCTGTTCGTATTTCTTAAGTCTTTGTTCTCGTATAACGTCAGCAATCGCATACTCAGAACTGATACGATGCCAAGCTGCCCTTCTTGCTCTATCAAATAATCGTTTAATTATGATGTTGTGATAATAGTCCCTTGCATCATACTGTGAGCGTTTGCCAGCTTTAATATCATCATACATCTTATTCATAGACGCAATTATTTTAGGGTCTACAGCCATCTTATCTAATTCTCGTTCTAAGTTTTGTTCACCGATAGCACGTTGGAATTCAGATCTGATTTTTGGTAATCTTGTTAAGTTAGTACCATCTGGTGCATAATATGTAGACTGTCTAAGATCGTAACCACTGTCAAATAAGAAGTTTCTACCCGGACTTTGGTCTAGACTAAGAGATATAGGACTAACTGCATTAAATGCTCTAGTCATGAAATCCCAATCTTTAAGAGGTTTACCATTAAGCATATCATATTTAATCGGTAATCTATTCTCTGGAGATGTAAAGTTCTCAAATAATAAGTTACGATTTCGTACTGACTGATCAATACCTGATGCTATTTCACGCATATACGGTGTAAATAATCTACTTAATTCATTACGTAAACCAGATAATGGTAATTGGTTATTACCTAGACTAGCTATAATTCTATTAAATTGACCGGGTCTACCACCGAATAAATCAACAAACTGTTGAATACCAGCTAGATATGATTTACTTGTTACAGCTTGTGCTACTACAAGAGAAATCTTACCTAATTCATTCTGTGTCCATTCTTCACCCATTAATTCACTTGCATCACCTACGTCAGCTATTGTAGACATAATAAGGTTAAATGGTTCAAATTGATCGTAACCAACACGTACAGCTCCAAGCTTTATAGTTCTTGGTTCCCATTTACCATCTATCCACATCTGTCTCTTCTGCCTATCAACTGGACCGTTACCATTAAGATCACCACGCATCCAAGCTTGTGTAGCCATAAATACTACAGCAGAACCCATAGCTAATCGACCTGTTTGTAAAGCCTTAGCATTGGTTAATTCCTCTGGAGTTGTGATACCATATTTATGAACGTTATCTAGTTTATCAGGACGTGCAAGAGCTATATCATTAAACTCTTTAACTAAGAAGTTAAAACCCGGTGTAAATTTACCTGTTAATGCAAGTCCATTTACGCCAGTTCGAGCGAATAAGAAGAAAGGTCTAGCTAAAGGAGTTGATGTAAATACGTCGTTAAGTCCCTTTGCAAATCCTGTAAGATCTTGTGTAAGTGTTACCTCTCTACGTGCAAATAATGTTGCTTCGTCTACTATATTACCCTGAGTATCAAATACTTGACCATAAAAATCATCTTCATATGCTTTCATTAAGTCTTTTGTTATCTTAGGTGTCTTATATCCACCTTCTTGCAACTCAAGAACTTTACGCATAGCTTTCTCACGCATCTTAGCTCGACCTAATATGTATGCAAACGCATCATCAGTCGCAGCCATAAGCTTTGTGGAGTATGTAAAGAGATTAGTATTGTTTGCATTACGTGCCATGTTAGCTAAACGGAAAGCCGCCGTTTCTCCGGCATTAGCTCTACCGCTATCTTCTGCCCATCTACGTAATACTTCCCAGTTTTCATCACCTTTGGTATATTCACCACCATATCTTTTGTACTTAATAGACGCTACATCACCTTTCCAATATGAGTTTAGTTTCTCTCTAAACAATGTAAATGATTCTGGTATAGCTTCTACCATTGCATTAACTGATGCAAGACTTGCTTTTAATGTAGTTGTATCACCAGTAAAAGGATATCGGAATCCGGCACCAATAGCCGTAGCTAAAGGTCTAAGGAATGTTGCAGTGGATGTACCCATAATAGCTCGAGCTGGTGTTTTAGGACCTGATAGTATACTATGTGTCATTACACCTTCTAGCTCACGTATCAGTACACCAGTACGCTCTGGTCCACCGGGTTGTAATTGTCCACCAAGTATTACCTTACGTGCCCAATTATCAAAGTCATCTAATGTATTAACATCCTTCATCATAGAAAATGCTTCATACACTGCCATAAGTAGATCATCACTACCATCTGATGCAATATTTAACACAGAAATAATAGCTTCTCTTGAGGCTTCTACTTCTTTTTTAACTACTTTATTAATAGCAGTTTTACGTGATTTACCAGCTCCTAATTCTCTAAATGAATCGGACTTTACAAATCTAGCTTTCTTAGTCATGAATAATGCAGATAACATAGTATCTACTATTTGTTTAGTAGGTCCGTCTATAGCTTGTAAGTCTACTAAGTCAGCTATTTCTCTACCAGCAATACCTGTATCTCGTAGTTGTTTAAGTAATGTACCTACAATAAGGTCAAGAGTAACAACATCCTTAGATGTTAATATTTCTATACCATCTACTACGTCTTTTTGTGCTTCGATAATATCTTTTAAATATTCTCTTGCTGACATTTCAGCAGCATTTCTACCTTGTGTGATACGTTGATGTGCTTCTACATGATCTCTAAATTTATCAGCTAGTTTTCTTCTATCACCTTTAGCAGCTTCTAGTTCTTTAGCAAACTTATCACTGCTCATTAATGTTTTCGCAATACGTTCTACAGTTTTATCATCTGTCCCACCATATTGTGCTATACGTTCACGTTCTATAGGTGTAGTAACAGAACCAGTAGATCCTTCTTCTGCTCCCCACTCTTTACGTATACGACGTAATTGTTCACGAGCTACGTCTGGTTCAACTTCTGATATATGTGCTCCTTGATGAGGTTCAGCTAGAGGTCTGTTTTTATCAGCTCTAAATTCTGTTTCTCCTCTACGTAACTGTGCAATACCAGCTTTAACAGTTTGGTCATCTATGCTTTTATTACGTGCTTTGATCTGATCTACAACTGGTTTTGAACCTTTCTTTAGTGTATATGCTATACCATCAAATAAAAGACCAATACCCATACCTTCAACAATGTTCTTAATCTTCATCATTACAGGATGGTCAGTATCTTTTGTCGCTAATACTGTATCAGCCCAACCATATCTTTCACTTAAAGCACCTAATACGTTCTGTTCGTCTGATTCTTTAGATACAAGATCAGACACAGCTCCAATAGCTGCACCACGAGCTAAACTACTACTAGCTAGACCTACAAGACCAGCTGGTATAGTAACAAGACCTGTAGCTGCTACACCTTTAGCTGCTGCTACTGTACCGGCAGCTAGAGATCCAAAGTGGACTAACCCACGTAATTGCTTACCCCACCATGTATGTGTCTCTATAGGATTATGGTAGCCACCAAAAGGTGTCCAGTCTGGTATATATCTTCCTTCTTCTGTCTTTTGCCTTTGCATTTCTCCAGATAGAGCATCCACAGTACGTTCTGGAAACGTAGCTATAGAAGATGCTGTATCTTGTAAACCACCTGACAATATCGACTGACCTTCTTTTATGAGAGCCTTAGCACCCCAAGTGTCAGCGTTGCGTGGATCGTTTTGTTCTGATCGAGCTTGCTCTTCAACTTTAAGATCCTGTTCGTTTGCTTGTTGTCTAGCTTCCTCTCTTTGATTAAATTCCTCAAGAGCTTCTCTAGTTTTACCAGCAACAATATCAACAGCATCCATGGTTGGATCATAACCCTCTCCACCTGTGTAAGATTGTGTCATTTACCTGTAAAAAATTCGTCTCGGACTTCGTCTAGTCTTTTTGTTAACTTTTCTTTATGCTCTAATACTTTTTTCTGCTCTGCCTTATACCTAACTTCATTTAAGACTAACTTGGCAATTGCTGGGGATAGATTGTGTAATTGGCTAAAAGTCATGGTTTTTAAGTTAGGGAATATCTCATTCATAGCTGCTATTTCGTCTTGATTGAAATGACTAAGTTTAGTTACATATCTACCTTTATCATCAAACTCCATACCTCGTATAGAATTAGATCTTTGAAGATTGTAACGCATCATTTCAAAGACTAAATAATCTTGAAAGTCACCATCAAATCTTTGGTTCCCTTTAAATGCTTCTTTAAAACCTTCTTGATTATATATTTGTAAAAACTGTTCACCTGTGATACCATACATACCCATTTCTACTTTTGGATGACGCTTAGCAACTTTAGCTATATAGTCAATATTTCTTTTCGTTATATCATGACCAAAAACGTTTGCACTTATATCTGTACGATAGTTGTTAGTTCTAGCATAACCAGTATTATAATAGTTATAACCTGTCTGACGATTACCAAACTCACCGTTAGCATAAATACTTTCTAAATTTTTTAGTACCTGTTTTGCGTATTTACCACCCTCTTTTGTGGCAATGTTATGTACTCCATGTGTACCATTAGTTAATAAGTATTTCTTATCTTCCGAACTAAGGTATTCTAAGTTGTTCTTCAGACGTTTACCATAAATATCATCCTCTTCAATCGCACCAGTAGCCTTTAATCTTGCAAGCATTATTTCATGAACATCTAGCGGATTACCGTTCTCATCTTTTAAGTTACTAAATCTAAACTGTCTAAAATACTTTAAAACTTCTGAATTTAATTGTCCGCCACTTCTTATATACATTACTGCTCTATCTAAATGTATAGCTTCACCGTCATGTACAGTTTCAGAATGTAATAAGCTAGGATCTTTATTATATGCTTGCCTTAATGCCTCACCTTTTTCAACACCATCATTCTTTAATCTTACTCCTAAACCGTCATAATCTCCATTCATAAACCTTTTTTGTAGATCCTCTAAACGACCATCAAGGAAACTTTCTGGAGTACCAGCTTGTCTGATTTCAATATCGAGTTGTGAAACTGGTCCTGTAGTACCTTCTATAAGTTCAGCAGCTAGTATATCTTGTAAACGTTTAGCTACTAATAAATCCTTTGGTTGTAGTGTATCATCTAGACCTTGACTTCTTTTTCGTGCCTTAATCATAGATGTGATAAATCCACTTTTCTCATTTACCATCTTGGCAAATTCAAGTCTTTTAGCAACTCCTTCATCCAAGCCACCCATATCTACTTTATTCCATATATCATTAAGCCATGTTGGTACTTGCATCTTTTGATCAGCTGCATTATACAAATTTTCATTTGATATAAACGCAGTATAGACTTCCATTGCTTCCCACCTAGTTATAGCGTTATTAGGTCTAGTCTTTACTTTATCTACTAATGGTTGGTAATATTTGTCTTTAAAGGTTTTTAGATGATCCTCATAAGTTAATTTATCTTCTGCCTCTTGATTCTTCTTTGCCTGCCTTATACCTTCCTCAATTTTTCTTATAAACTGAGTTATATTATTATAACGTTTAGGTTCTTTCTCAACATCAATACTATTTTGATACGCATTGACGCTTGGATAATCAGTTTGTGTGCTTCTATCTGAATAAACTAATTTATTAAGGAAAGCTTCTGCATGAGGAATATATTGAGGATTGTCTTTAACTAAATCATGTACTGTATCAGCTACAAACATCATAGTTTTCTGTTGACCATTAGGGTCATCAGGATAAAATGTAGCTTTATACTGTGCTATTAAATTTATACCTTCCTTATCATTAAATAAAGTTAGATCTTGACCTTCAGCTGGTGAACTATTGATAGCACCTAGCATATCCTCAATTCTATCCTTAAAGTCTTGTGTTCTTTTAGTTTCAAGCTTTTGGATATAAGTTGATTGCCATTTATAATCCCTATCTTTTAGATACTGAGTGATCTCGGGTTGTATAATTTGTAAGAATTGTTTCTTATAACGACCAGATGATATATCAAAGCCTGCATCCAGTACGCCTACGTGTATCTTATTCCGAACCATCTGTTCAGCATATTGACGTATCTGGGTTTTTTCTAGAGGCTGAGTTACTGCATCAAAACCTAATTGACCTAACAGCGTATCTATATTTCCTCTTATTGTTGCCGGATTTATAGTTCTTAACTGTGTCCTTAGATCCTCGTCACGATTAAATGAATAAGTAATATCAGATAAAGTTTGAAAAGCATCATTAACGTTAGCTCTGATATCTACTTTACCACCAGATTGCTTGTAGATCTTTTTTACAAAACCTTCCATATCCATCAGGAAGAAATCTTGTTTCTTTTCTTCCTTTTGTAATTCTAGTATTTTGGCGATAGATTTTTTATCCTTAGCAAATCGTACATTATCTATTTCTTTACTGACTCTGTCTGCTTCTAAAGCTTTGCTAAATTTCTGTGCATTACCAAGAAATCCGCTTAAAGCTTTCAACCTATTGTCAAGAGCTTGTGTTCTATTTTTCTCTATCTCGATCATATCATCATAGAACCGCTTAGTGTCCTTGATGTTGTCGTCGATCTGTTCGTTAACTGCCTCAGTTAAATCAGCTTCGGTTGCTAAATAATTAGTGTTACTTATATCGGGTAACTGATCTCGTGGGGTCCCGATAACGTTTCCGTAAGATGAAGTCATACTACCTCCATATCTACGTCAATTTGACTATAATCTACAGTTAAGTAATTATCTTGTATACCTACAGCCATCGGATTCTTCTTAAGAACATCTTGAGCCATAGCTCCACGATAACGTGTGTTGGTAAAGTCATCCTTATAGTTAAATTCATATACTTTATAACCTTTAGGTGATACACCAACTTGTTTGATATCCTCTTTTAATCTTCTATCTGACCAAGGCATTGCCAAACTTGTACCTATTGATGCAACCTGACTAGCCATGTTCAAGAATCCTGTGAAGTAATCTGTTCCTGACTGCATTACAGGTGCTCCATATGATGCTGGAATACCTAATGCTTGTCTAGCACCAGCGTTCTTGTTTAAGAACTTACGTCTCGCACCTTCTTGTGCATACGCCATGTTTCTACCAAATGTAGCGTTCATTACGCTGTCTACTTTGGAAACTGTATTTAAGTATCTAAGGTAACTATTACGACCGGCAGATCTAGCTCTACCACCCTGTAAAGAGCGACCTCTATTTTTATCTGAAAAGAATCTAGCTGCTGCATCTCGTACAGCTACACGTCCTTTTCCTTGGGCATAGAGAGCACGGACATAAGCATCGCTAGTATCACGACCATATCCGATTATGTTTCTATCTTTAGCTCTACGTAGGCTAGTTTCTTTGTTAAAAAACTTTAATCCCTGTTGAGCAAAGGTAGCGTTTTTCTCTAACCATCTTTGTCTTTGCTGGGCTCTAAGTCCCGCATTAGCGTCTACGCACACGGCAAAATTCAATAAATGTTACATTGTTTGGTCCCCATTCCAACTTACGTAAGAATATAAAACCAAGGAACTTAAGTAGTTTTAAATGTACTTTATTCCTACAGTCAACTTTATTCCAAAGTAAAGGTTCTGTACGGCTATCGACATACCGTTTTGCCTGTCTTGCGAATAGAGTTGGTTGTTCGTGGATGACTGGAGTGCAAAGCATCCATATATCTCCTTGTTTACCTACGCCTGCCATACCAGCAATCTTGCCACTAGGGGACGTAAAGTAGACTCCAGAAGGGTACTCTCGAGCCATTATGGGTAGATAGACCTTCGGGTCTAGTCCATAGCCCTCTGAGATCTCTCTGAAGTCATCTGGGCGTAAGTTAGAGGCTACCTCTAGGGCAACCTCTGGTGTGAGTGGATGAATATATTTACTTTTCAAGGTTGTCATATATCGGTTCTAACTTTTCTATTGTATCTGCCATCCAAGGTTCCCATGGCATATGTGGTATGCCTCTTTGGAAATACCTTTCATACCATCTGTTGGTTTTCATTCTCCAATAGAAGTATCTGAGTTCTGTTTCTGTTAATTTTACGTTATACACGGCGGTAGTATTTGGGTGAGTAATCCCCTTCCCATGACATTGATCTTAATGTAGCTGGAGCAGGGTGTGATGATTTGAGTGTTATCTCAACGTTTGTATTTTTTTCATACACAGGTATAGTTTTAATAAACTCATCTAAGTATGGGGCGTCAGATGCTTGGTATTCGTTAAGTTCTGTAGACTCATATACTTCTGTGTAATTTGTTTTACCTACACGTTCAAGTGTGGTTTCATATAGACCTACTTTACCGAAATGAAACTTAACTCTATGTAAAACTAGAGATGAGTTTACGTCAGCATTAGGTCTATTACCTTCCATTTTTGTAGGATAAAGTGTTGGTATTTTAACTTCGTATGGATAGATATAACCTATTGTAAGTGTTGCACTGGACCAGTCACCGGGTACAGTAAAGTTTGTACCTGAGACTGTAGGTTTAGCGTATCGGCCAAGACGTGTTGCATTAGTATTAGTATCAATTATAACTAGATCATGATTAGGAGTAGTAACTGAGCTTAACCAACTAACACTGGAAAATGTAGTTAGATTAGTAGATGCACTATAACTACCACCGCTTACAGTTGTGTGGTTATCTACATGTAATAAGAAATCAACACTATCTTGTACTATACTGGGGTCAGCGTCAGCTTGTACTAACTTAATATTTTGTAGAAAATTATCACTATCTAAAAAGAAGTATTCATCATTAATAATAAAGTGATATAATAAGGGGTTGTTATATTTCCACTTAAACCATGCAGCTTGTACTCGTTTATCAGCTGCTTGGAAGTATTTATAACCAAAAACTTCGTCAGTTCCTGTTTTACCTATTAATACAATAGAGTTTTCTCTAGAGTTGGTCATTAGGTCTATATCTTTCGGTAGTAAGGTAGGAACAACTTTACTTACTTCAACTATATTAGGTTCTCCTTCTCGTGCTGTATTAGCCATCTCATTAAACCTACTAAACTTACCAGAGTTATCTATATAAGCTACTGTAGTTCCTAGAGATATAGGAGGCATTTTTTCATTATAGTTAAACGCAGCTATACTTCTCAGTTTAGCTGTGTCAGGGTTAAATACTGTATCATCTGATGCCAGTAAGAATTGTTGGTTTGTACTAAATACAAGTAAACCAGCATTGATTTCTAATCCATCATATAGATCAGATGGGAACATAGAAGCAGCTGATATATCTACAGGGTCGGCTACGGATACAGTCAGAGCTGTTTCTATAAAGAAGTTAGGAGTTCCTAATGTACCCGGTCTGGATGTTATTACATTCTCGCCTGCTAGAAGTGCTAACCTGTTACGGAAAAATAATACTTTATTAATACGCTTACCTACAAATGTTGGCATTGGATTTGTAAATTCATCACCGACATCTCTTACTCCATAAGTAAATTGCTTTACAGTAAACGTAGCCATTTCACTACTTGTACCTTGGTTAGCTAATCCTGTACGTTGTATAACTAATGGCATGTTAGTCAGAGTTGTAGTAATACCCGGCTTTGCACATTCAGTCCAAGAACCACTACCATCCTTATCATTTTGACCTTCAAATTTTAGGTAGTAATCATCCTCTTCTGATCGTAAAGCGTTAGCTACTCTAACTATATAACCATGTTTACATTGGTTTGGTAAATTTTGTATATCGTTAACAGAGCCTTGCATAGATCTCATCAGATCGTTTTCTGCAACGTTAACTGAGAATGACTGAGAGCTAGAAAGATAAATACCATTACCTATTTGCTTTCCATCAATACCACTAGGTAATGCTGCAAGAATACCACCGATAATTGCATCACCGGTTACAGCTGTTTGAGCGTCAAAAGGTGTAGTCTCAGGTCGTATAAGTCCATCTCCATTACTACTAATTGTAGCGTTTACTTCTGTTTGTTCTACTTCTTCAATAGTAATTGTATACTGTGCAGCAGTTGTTTGTGCCTGTGTTTTATTAGTTCCACCACCACCCTTTGCAGAGTCTAGTGATACAACTACTTTATCTCCTACGACCCAACCTTCACCACCATGTAGAAGTACTACTTCTCTTTGATAAGAACATTGATAATCGTCTCCATCTGGTCCATATTCAGTAGCAGAATAATTAGGGCTAACACCTTGCTGACCTAAAGTATTAATTCTAAATATTAAGTTTTGAGGTGCACCAATATTTCTGCTATTTCCATCTATTGTAGCTGTACGGGCAGAGTTACCTAAGTCATTATTACCACTATCTTTAACTGATATTGTGGTCGTACCGCTATAACTGCTAGCACCTGTTACTGCAAATACTTGCGTACCAATTCCGGGACATGATCCAGACCCGTCACCTTCATATAAGGTATCGTCTGAGATAGAAATACGAGTAGCACGAGAAACACCTGTAACATCAGCGGTTCTAAATACATCGAGACCGTATTGCCTTCCGTTTTCTGTTCGTAATAACTCAATAAATGCAAAGTGTGCGTCTGGTCTTGCTGCTGATGAACCAGTTTGTCCTACTAAAGTATTAGAATTATCAGAGTCCCTACTGTTAACAAATGTAGTATCATTGATAGTAAGGAACTGTAAGTTTTCTGGTTCATTTGTTGCTAAGTAGTTTTGTATAGCTGTCTGTCCACCTGTGCCATATACTATAGTCTGTTCAGCTCCAGCGTTATCTCCGCTAGCTTTCCACATCCTGACCGCACCGTTAGCAGCTACTTGTCCTATATAAGATCCTTCACTTTCATCTCTATAGTAATGAAACCAAGACCCACCACTTTGTACGTTAGCTAGTGGGGTAGTTCCTACTCTTTTAGCACCCGGTCTTTTAAACAGTCCTTTAGTAATGTCTGGTATAGCATTTACTATTTCTGTTACTTGGCCGGGAAACTTTAAATTGTCAGGCTGTTCTGACATCCCTAGCGAGAACTGAGGAATAGTTTGTGTTACACTTGCCATTATCGTCTAAGGTTTCTCCAAGGTTGATAGGTTTGATATGCAGTATCGTCTTCAAATCCGAACATGCTGTGATCTCCTTGATTACATTCATACTCTTGTAAAGCTGCTCTAGCTAAACTAGCATTATTAGTTAATAATCTAACTAACTGAGGGTTAGCTACTAGCTGTGTTGCAGCCATAACCGCTGCTCTGTATGTAATAAATCGTCTAAATATAATAGGTAGATCTTCAAAATTGTATAATTTGACAACATCAAGAAGAATTTCACTTACTGATGAGAAATCGTCTGTATGATCTTGCTTGTCATATAGAAATCCATTACGACGTACTAGGTTATATTGTCTACGTATATGATTATCATGTGCATCCAGAGATAATACATCATTACCTATAGCTATCTTACCTGTTACAGAATCAGGATAATAAGGTACGTGTTTCTCTGTATTAAAATGCCACCCCTCTGCTTGCGTGTCTACGTTAGCATCACGGAGTAGGTTGTATATAAATGACACCTCTGGGTTATCAAAAGAGCTAGTCGTTGTTTCTACACCATTAGCATCGGTAGTTACAGTTGTACTGACGTTACCTAAAGCTGTGATTGGTGATTGACCTATAGCCCCCAGTATATTGTTTACTGCGGACAGTTCTGTGTCGATGTCAATAGTTGTGGAAGCCATAAGAAAAAGGGGAGCCGAAGCCCCCGTATAAAAAAAAATAAAAATTAAGCGTTTGTTGGATAGTTATCACCAAATGCAGCGTTACCTGTTGAAGCAGGAGCAGCACCAGCGAGTAATTCAACGCAAGCAGCAGGGTTTAGGAAGTCTGCACCCATAGCTAGTCTTCCAAGGATTACGTCACCTTGATAAACTACACTAACGTCTCCAGAAGTTACTTGAACCTGTGGTCCGATAGCTTCTACAACACCAGCAGCTTCTCTTTGGAAGATAAGTCCGCAGCTGTTTTCAAAGTCAGAGTGATTACCATAGTTGTTTTCAAGACCAGTCTGGTTTGATCTAGCATCTTCTAACTCAGTATCACTACCTACAAATGAACCTACGTTTCCGGGGCTTGTAACACCGGGGTTGGTTGCAGATGCAGAACCGTACTTAGTACCATAGTTTCCGAAGAATGGGATGTTCATTGACTTGTAGATCTTGATGCCTGCAATCTCAATGATTCCGTTTCCTGTTTGTAATGAGTCACCTTGCTCATCTCTGTTTACAAGACCGTTAGAACCAACAGCTTGGATTAGTTCGTAGTACTGTCTTGGGTTAAGAACACCAACTCTACCTTCAGTTGAAACTCCCTTCTCGTCTAGTGCAGCGGCAGCATCATAGAAGCCGTTGATTAGACAGGTTGAATCATAAGCTGCGGTAGCGTTAGTAACACCAGATCTAGTTAATTGAACCTGTGTTCCACCGGGCTCAACAAAGCCTGACTTAGTGATTGGTGAAGCAAGACGTGCCCCTTTCGCAATTTGACGGAAGATAAGTCTGTCGTACTTCTCAGCAAGAGCGTATCCAATCTTCTTGGAAATCTCTCCTCTTAAATCGTAATGAGAAAGTGTCTCATCCAATTCGTAGACAAATGCACTTGAAATTAATAGGTCATCGCAAGTAATTGTCTTTTCAGCTACTGGAGGTGCTCCATCGGAGTTACCTAGTATGCTGTTACCGGGTGTATGATACTCGGCTTTTGTGCGTCCAGTGTAGATGAACTGAAGTGACTTACCATTAGTAAGTGTTCTCTTCATTACAAGGTCTCTAGCGATTGTGTTACGCTGGAAGCCTTTGAACATCTCTCCACTGAACAACTTTAAGTATAACGCTCTGGCAGATCCAGCAGCGTTCGATTGACCCGGGCGAGTTAGACTCGTTGTTAGGTCACTTGTTTGTTGTGCCATTGATATGGATTATTAAAAAGATTTATATTGCTTAGTACTAATTTACTCGAGATTTTTGTGGTCTATCCCACCGTCTAGACGGCTGATGGTATCCGGCGTACCGGGCAAAAGCCAAGTGAAAGAGAGTCCGACTCTGAGGTGCTCTCATCCTGTTCTTTCAATATTAAAAGAAAAAGTAATTCTATAACCATCATGCTTTTCCTTAGCTTTTGGAACTAAGTGTTGAGCGTCTGGTGTGAATAATAATAGATCACCTTCTTCAATATTAAAAGCACCTTTAGAATTATTCTGAAAGTAATGATGTTGTGGAGTTAATCCTATATTAGAAATATGAGATGAATAAGTCTCATCACGAGATACGAATAAGACTGGGTGATCTTTATCACTTATCTGTAAATAATAGATTCCACATAAAACAACTGGACCGCCTAAATGATTATGATACTCCTGATACATGTCCCATGTATGTACATTAAACCAAGAGACAAATTGATAATCAAAAGGAGGATAATTAAACTCATCCAACCAAGAATGTATATGAGGAATCAAATCTCTATGGATAATACCCATATCTGTCTGTCCACTTTCTTGCCATGTATTGCAGAGATCTGCCCAATGAGCTTTTTGATTTGGATTATCTTTAAATTGTTCAATAAGTCTAGGAATATAAGTATCTTTATGTGCTTGATAATTCTCTAACTTATGTTTATAAATTACGTTAGGAAATAGGGTGATTATTTCTGCCATAAAAAAAAGATAATTGATTTGGAGAAGAGCTTTGACGTGTCTCTTCTCTCATATGGTATAGAACGTGTGACCATTCTATACAACAAAAAAGGACAAGGAGTCCGAAGACCCCTGCCCATAATGAATTAATTTTCACTTAACAAATTTTGTGTAAGCAATGCCACGATATACGTAAGTTACTTGCATAGTAATCTCCATATACCACAACCCCGTTCCATGCTGTGGTGTTCATGCGTCCCGTTAAGGATGAACGGACGTGCTTGCTATTCTCCTGTAAGAGCTTCCTCTAGTGATTCGTACTCTTTTTCTTCAGTTTTGTTTTCAGGTTTAGCTTCTGGTTCAGGTGAATAGCTAGTAACAAAAGCTTTAAGTTTTGATGATTGATGTGCCATTATCCTAATGTGGGTGCTGAGATTGTTTCTCCAGCTAAGTCTAGCGGAAAGTTGTGAGCATTACGCTCGTGCATAACTTCAAAGCCTAGGTTTTGTCTATTGACTATGTCAGCCCATGTAGGGATAACTTTTCCATTAGCATCAACAACGGACTGGTTAAAGTTGAAACCGTTGAGGTTGAAAGCCATTGTACAGACTCCCATAGAGGTGAGCCATATGCCAACGACGGGCCAAGAAGCGAGAAAAAAATGTAAACTGCGACTATTATTAAAACTTGCATATTGAAAAATAAGTCTACCAAAGTATCCATGTGCAGCTACTATATTATAAGTTTCGTTTTCCTGACCAAACTTATATCCGTAGTTCTGTGAGACCTCCTCCGTAGTCTCCCGTAGGATTGAGGATGTAACAAGGCTTCCGTGCATAGCAGCAAACAAAGCACCACCAAAAACGCCCGCAACTCCGAGCATATGAAAGGGGTGCATAAGGATGTTGTGCTCCGCTTGGAAGACAAACATAAAGTTGAATGTTCCACTAATTCCTAAAGGCATACCATCAGAGAATGATCCCTGTCCAAAAGGGTAGACAAGAAATACTGCTGCGGCTGCTGACAATGGAGCTGTGTATGCCACAAATATCCACGGTCTCATTCCGAGCCTGTATGAAAGTTCCCATTGTCTACCAGCGTATGCCGCTACTCCTATTAAGAAGTGGAAGACAATGAGTTGATACGGTCCGCCGTTATAAAGCCACTCGTCCAAAGTGCCAGCTTCCCAGATCGGGTAAAAGTGTAATCCGATTGCATTAGAGCTCGGAACCACAGCTCCTGATATTATGTTGTTCCCATATAATAAGGAGCCGGAAACAGGCTCACGTATGCCATCTATATCTACAGGCGGTGCTGCGATGAAGGCAAGTATAAAGCAAGTGGTGGCAGTTAATAGACAAGGAATCATTAACACACCGAACCAGCCTACGTATAGGCGATTCTGTGTGCTAGTGACCCACTCACAAAAACTGTCCCAATTGCTGGTTGGTTTAGTAAGTTGTATGGTTGCCATTTAATTAGAAAGTAAATTTAGTTCCTAACTTAGTACCCCATTTATTGTCAGATCCTTCTACTTGTGCGAAGTTGAATTCACCATAGATACCTAACTTATCTGTTACAGGTAGTTTAGCTCCTGTCTTACCAGACCAATTAGTATCAGAGTCTCCGCCATCAGCAGACTTAAGAGTCTTACCACCTTGGATGTACCAAGATAGATCTTTAGCTTTGCCTTCAAAACCTAAGTGTAGGTCTGTGGATGTTGATGTATAATCTGATCCAGTAAAGCTAGATTTAGTTTCTACATTAACATAAGGACCAGCTAAAACTGGAGCTGATAATGTAGTTAAAGCTGCGAGTAATAAAATTTTCTTCATTAAAATACACCGGGAATAATTTGTCCTGTTGTTGCGTAGGCTCCTACAGCTGCTACGAATCCGAGCATTGCTGCCCATCCATTAAATCTTTCTGCTTCTGGTGACATGAGTTTTCTTTGTGGTAATAATTGTACAGGGGGTTCGTTTGGAAAAATATTTTGCTTACCGTATTCGGTAGTAATCATTATTAGTTCGTGTTGGGTAGTGTACATGTAGCCGAGGACGATGCGATTCGGGTCGGCACTATTACTCTACTCCATTCTTCCAATTTTCAAAATTCCAATGTTCCCATTGTCCATATTCTTCATCCAATTTTCCATTTGCGACATCGTAAAATCCCTGATCTGGATTAAATGGAAGTGACTTTGCATACTCCCAGAATGGTGTATCATATTTAGATCCAAATTGATAATGCCAAAGAATAAAATTCTGTATCTTTACCATTTCATTCTTTATATTTTGATTACATATATTAAATGGAATGTTTTTAAATATCCCATCCCAAGCATACCTGCATAGCCTATGATATAAACAGAGTGCTGTCGCTTCAAGTGGTTCGATAAATCCGTACATGTTTCCTTGCAAGATTGTTCTATCTCCTACAATAAAATTCTTTGCTACATAGCTATTGAAATACAGCTCATCATCTACACTATCTAATTCAAATCTATCTAAGAAATCTTTAGAAGCCTCTTCTTTTGTTGTAATTACTTGGTTATATAAGTACCCATAAGATACACTGTCTTGATTGGGAATTACAAACGTCCATCCATTAGGTGTAGCAACACTTCTAGTATAAATTAAATCAGGATCTCTGTATCTTTTTTTCGATAACAATACTGAATTAAGTGGATTAATTAATTGTTCATAATTATCCAGATTCCTACTATTCCTACCTCGGCAATCAAATATTATAGGTGAATCAATTTCTTTTTCTGGGTTTGTAATAACTTTTTCTGATACTTTAAACAGGCCAGAAGTCAGAACAACTTCAGATAATTTCTTAGGAACAAAATGTATTCCCATATCATTCCACTTAAATGGGTGAAAGATTTTATCTTGCTTCTTACCCCAGCCTTCATAAAGTATTCCACTCTTAAAAGTTGCACCTATTGAGTTGTTATACCAATTTATATTTAATGCGTCAGCAATTAATTCAGAGGGAGGGAGGTTAGTACCTTGACCTACTTTCTCGATAGGATAATGTTTTGGACTATGATATATTTCTATCTCAAATTTATCTAAGTAACCAGACTGTTTAAGATGATAGTAATAATGTAATGCAGTTAGACATCCTGCATTACCAGCACCTATGATAGCAATTTTATAAATCACTGATTACTTTTTCTTCTTCTTTTTCTTATCTTTATCTTTATTATGTTCCCTGATCATTCTTTCGTAATTCTCTCGATACCACTTAGGCATATCTTTCAACCCAAAGTTATCATGAGTGTTTACACCTTCTAAGTTTCCTTCATTGAAAGCGTCGATGTCTTTTGCACCATTAGATGCGTTTGATTGTCCCATTGTAATTATGCAATGTTAACGTCGTTGTTTTTTCTCTTTCTCATTTTCTCTAGTTTTGCCCGAGGTAGCATGAGAGATCTTATTACTGCATCTTGTTCCTTTGTTGTTTCAGTCTTACCTAAGTCAGTATTTGTAACATCACTTCGTCCTCTACCTTGATAATAGGTATCTCCCGGACTTGATATGCGACTTCCCATTACTTTTTAGCTCCTTTTTTAACTAATTTTTTTGGTGGTCTTCCTACTTTAGTTCCGTAGGTTCCTTTTCCTTGTGGCATAATTTAAAAATCTACGTCTGATCGTTCTAGTTTTTCGATGACATCTTGCCTGTAAGCAGGGTCTCTATCATACCTTCGGTCATTCATTGCTTGGACAAGCTCTGCCTGACTACGGAAGACATCCTTAGTCTGAGGTGCACTTTTGCCTGTAACCATTCTACCTTCTACTCCATTTGCTTGGTCATACTGTGCTTTTAATCCAGCAGCTGCAAGTTTGATAGCTTGTATGCTACCAGAATTAACTACTTCATCAAAAGCATCTGTTTGTGATTGGTCAAGATTAGTCTTAGCCCAGTTAACAACATTTGAATAAGCCTGATCTCCGCCTACTGATTGTTTGATCTCATTGATTTGAGCGTCAGATATATCTTCAACTGATCCACTGCTATAACCTGACTCGGATGCTCTACCAGCAAAGTAAGATCTAACAGCAGCTTCTGAGAAACCAGCATTTGTTAATGTGCCAACCATTTCATCTGTTACTTCACCACCGCTTTCGTGGAACTGAGAACTGATAGCCCATGGATCTACACCAGCGGCTTTAAGTTTTTCAGTTACAGCTTCTCCGTATGTTTCTGTAACAGTATCATAGTTTACAGAGCCATCTTCAAGATAGTTATTATCTGGTGTAGACTCAGTGTCCTCTGACTTTTCTTCTGCTGCTTCTGTGTTATCTTTATTACCTAGTTTACCTTGTAATTCAATATAAGCTTTTTCTAATTCTTGAGCGTCTTTATATTTACCAGCTAACAGTTGCTCCTGTTGTTCAACCATCTTCTCGCCGACGGCAAGGGAATCTTGCTCGTCAGCGGTAAGGTTGTCACTAACAGTTTCTGTTGGCGTAGTATCGTTTATAGTATAAGTGTTTGTTTCTGCCATTTATTATTGTGGTGGTGCTAGGTTTTGTAATACCTGTTGTGCTTGTTCCGCAAGTTGTGGATTCTTCTGTGGGTCCATAAGTGGTGTGCCTGCAAGCTGTCCAGTCTGATCTACAAGTGATTGCTGTGCAGCATCTTGCTGTAACATCGCTCTATCTTGCTGTAACTGTTCTTCAGACTTAACAAGATTCAATACGTCAATACCTTGTGCTGCTGCTAATCGTTTGATAGCTTCACTTGGGTCAATGTATTGCATTAAAGCTTCTGGTCCTAATGTCTCTGCAATAGTAGCCATAAATCTTGTGAGAGATTCATTGTCTTGTCCTCTACCAAGGCTATTTATACCAGCTACAATCTTAGGTCTAACCACATCTTTAGGAAGTCTTGGTATTTGATTTGATCTCTGTAATATTAACAGAGTTCTATTAAGGTAGGGTACTAAAAACTCTACCGTCAACAAGCTGAACAGTCCACCAAGGGATTGCTCTAACTCTAGCTGTGTAAGGCGTACCTCCTCAGCTGTAACTCTTTCAGCGTTTCTGATATTCATAACCAAGAAAGCTTCAAGTATTCTTCTTTCTATCGTCTGCGACATTTGTGCAGCTGTAGCAAAGTCTGCTGTCTTACCGACTTGCACGACTCCTACATCTTCTGGTCTACCCTGTATGATGGCTCCGTTACCAGCTTTGGCAAGAGTTCCGGGTTTAGTTGTAGCAGATGGTGAGACAAGAAAGATAACTTTACTTGCTACACTTGCACCTTCTACTAGAGCTTGAGATAATCCTTCGAGACTTCTTAAATCTCCAATAAACTCTTCTACTCTACCTCTTCCGTAATCTTCTCCGTCTACTGTATTGAATCGAAGCACTAACCATGGTGAAGCTTTCTTCGGTGCTGAGCTTTGGCTATCTTCTAGGATCATATCGTCCACTTCTTGATGCCATCTCCAGCTACCGCTGCTTTCATCCAACTTAACACAGGTGTATACCTCAGCGTCGTCTTCTGTAGCACCGTATTCACCGTTTGGCTGTTCGTTAGGCGGGGGTGCTATGCCCAAAACCTTACGACTTACTAATTCTTTTGTAACTATCTCTATTACATTACCGTTACCATCTCTTTCGACTACGTATCTGTTTAATGGAAAGTGTTTCAATCCATCTTTGCCCATAAAGATAAGAGCATTACCAGACACAATTAAATGTTTCAAGGCTTGATGTACGACAACACGGTCACTTGATGCAGCGATATAATCCATAATCAATCTCTCAATTTTTGAGAATGATAGGTCTAACTCACTACGCATCTGAGGATCTAATGTCTCGCCTAGTTTATCGTCTCTTACTTGTAGTTTAAAGAAGGCTGTCTGTGGTGGTAAGGTTGCTAGCATAAGCTTTGCAGCCAATGTGACAACTGCCTTAGCTCCAACTGATTGATATGGTTGGAGTAAAGTTTTCTTGCCTTTAGAATTATCGTCTTGTCTAACAAGATATGGTAAGGTAAGTTCAGAGCACTCAACAGCTGTATCTAAGAACTGAGTTCTGCCAGATGATAGTTGTGAGTATCTTTCTCTTGCCTTATACACCTGTATTTACTCCTCCGCTAGTTCCAGCAGCTTCTGAAGCTCCAGTATTTACATTAACTTTTAGATCTTCAGTACCTTGTCTCTTTGATTGGCCTCTAGTATCTTTAGCTTCTCTTCCTGATCCTGAACCGTATTCTACATCAGCGAGATCTTCTGGATCTACCAATTCTTTCTTACCGGGTAGCTGTGACTTACGAACTAAGTCAGGTTGCCTTGGTTGAATCGGTGCTGGTGTAGGGAGTGGTCTTGGTCCTCCTCCTCCGCACATAGTTTATTCCTCTAAAATAGTTTTAATATATTGTATCACTTCCTGTTGTCCAGAGCGATACATGATGGAGGCTAAATCCTCCTTGGGATGGATTGGGTACCAAGCGAACTTGGTGTCCAAATCCTCAACAAGCTTTTCTAACTTATCTGAATAGAAATTAAGCGTATTGAGGGAGGTTGGTGTTTGCATGTTCAAAAAATGCTGGCATACGAGCTGCTTTTGTGTCAGAAAATTGCGGGGCTTTGCCTTCATACATTAACCGATCGCTCGCATCCAGCCAAAATTTTTTGTCCAAATATTTATCGGTTGTATTTTCTTTTAAGGGTTGTAGTACCCATTGTATAGTTGCTTTCCGAAGTTTATCCAAAGAATTACTAGGAACAAGACCCAACTCAGCACATACAAGGCTATTTGTTGCGACGTGGATTTGTTCATCTCTGGAAATATCAGCTGATACTGTTCTAAGAGCAGCATCACCAAGAAAGCGAAACATAGGTAGTAGAACAAAGAATATAGCTCGCTCTGCAACGAGTGCTTTTGTGATAGTATGATCAGGGTGTGTAATCCAAGCATCTCTTAACCTCAAGGCTTCAAGTTCGGCTTGAGGATCTGCACCGTGGGCGTCAACAATGTAGCCAAGTGCGAGATCATGCTTGATCTCATCTTTAACGTTCGATTCAAGAAGTGTCCTCGCTGCTGACGGTACGGTCCTTTCCAAGCCTTGAGAAATAAATTCTCCAACTGGTAGCTCCATATGACGTATTGCGAGAGCACGCTTGATGGTTTCTTCAGCACCTTCTTTTATCTCCCCTTTCGTAGGTTGGACTGGTGTCCATGTTCTTTTTCTTTCTAGTAATTGTGTGTAAGGATGTTTTCTCATTTTATCTAAATTGTGGTCCGTTCATCCAAGCGACGAGACTTAATCGTCTGCCAGAAGTGACTGGTTTTACACGATGTACAACCCAAGATGGGAACACAACAACTGTTCCCGTTTGTAGTTCTATAGTTATCTCTTCTTGAGTAATATTATTATAAAATTGAAACTCACCACCTTCAAATTTGTCATCTAGTAGTAACGACATGGATAACTTTCGTGGTAGCTTACCTTTATCTAGTTGTCCTAAATCTACATGCCAATCATACTTTGCATCTTTGTCGTATCTAGTTAACTGAATAGGTGAATCAAAATAAGAAAGATCATATTGAAAAAAGTGGTTGGCGTTAATGAAGATGTTGTGTATTATCCCACTAATCCAGTGATGACATGGTATCCAACTTTGAGTAGAGGTTCTTATAGGATCTTTTCCTCGATAAGTATGACTCTCTTCAAATTGTCTTTTTTCACTAGCGTCAACTATTTCATCAAGTAATTTCTTAGGTATTTCTGGATCAATTTCTAAACATATTTTATCGGTAAAACTTAATCTATTGTTGGCAGTCACAGGCGATATCGTTTGGTTTATTATTCATTATTTGTGCTAAGTAATCTTCAACAGAGGCATCTTCTAATGCTGCATAAGCATCAGTCTTATCCTGTGTATCTCCCATTACTTGTAAGCTGTAGTACAAAGAGGTTTGTGGACTTGATAACCACTCCTCTATAAATGCTTCATCATATGTTACAACATCACTCCAAGAGTTGAAGCTGTATCCATGAAGCAATCCTGTCCTATCGAGCATCGTCATGATTTCGTCTGCTACACGCTTGTATGCGTCCCATCCTACTTCACTTGCTATCTCAACGTTGCCGTAATCTACTCTCTCAACTCCAAATGTTCCAGAGTCTCTGTCTACGGATCTAGCTATTGGTGGTGCTATCTCGGGTGTGCATGTAAAGCCGTCTAGGTCTTTACTGCGATAGCTACAGCTGGCAGTGGGTGCAATAGCGAACGCCCTTACCATGTTATTTTCTCTTGCTATTTGCGAAGCCTCGAAGATAGCTTCGTTAAGAGCCCACGCAGCCACCCCAGCTTCATTGCTGGCGGAGTGACCAAGGTTAACGAGCCTAAGTGCTTCTCCAAAGTCTTTGTAGGTGATGTTGTATCTTCTGAGGAAGTTGGATAAACCGAGCACTCCGAGCCCGACTTGCCTATCTTCACTCGGGGGAAGGTATTCTCCAGACCCTCCAACACCTGTTCTGCCATGAAGATCGCACAACTGGGACATGCCAGATACGAAAGCTTCTTGTAAGTTGTCGAGTGTACAGGCACCGAGATTGACATGCTGTAACAAGCAAGTTCCTCGTGAGGGCAAGTATACCTCAAGGCAGACGTTTCCATAGATACGCTCCCCGGATTCGGTGTATTTGATTTTGTTGAGCCATACGTCTCCTGATTTAATTCCATATATTAGTGCATCTTTTGTATCTTGATCTGCCGCTTCCCACATTTCATCAGTGATGTCTACACATCTCTTAACCCATGGTAGCTCAGATCTGGGTGCGATTATAAAGTCTACCACATCTTCGTGTGATAGATCTAGATGGAGCACTATAGCTCCATTTTTGTAAGCTCCACCTCTTCTCAAAGTTTCATTGAGAGCTGAGTATATTTTACCGAAGCTTACAGGACCAGTAGCTACTAGCCCTTTATCATTTGTATGTCCTGCTGGTCTAAGCTTAGACAGGTGGATAGCACAGCCTGCACCATAACGTAGTGCATGACTAGCAAACCTCCAGCTAGCTTCTATACCATTAGCACCTTCCATAGTATCTTCGACTACAAAGGTGGTGCATGACACAGGTAGTCGGGATTCTGGGTTATCCAACCAAGATTGGACCCGACCAGTGCGGGAGATTAGTTGTGACATTTTAAAAAATAATACTATTTTCCATAAAGTTTTTCAGAGCATTGCCTAATGCAAAGTTCTGACGTTGTAAAGCAAGGAAGACAGTGATTACATCTTCCTTATTATCATAATGTTTACGTAAATTATCTTCAATAACTCGCATCTTGAAGTCCTGTTCCATCGTTAATGGTATAGGAAGCTTCGGGCGTCCAGAGTTTGGGTTCATTTTTTTCGGTATCATAGTCCTCGATTGTAAGTATTCGGGCTAACCTTGCATTAAGTAAAGCATCTTCTTCAGTTAATCCTTTATCTTCAAATGCTTTTACAACGGTCTGCCAGCTGTAACCCTCTTTGTTAAATAGAGTCTCTGCTCTTTTAACACCAATACCGGGTACACCACTGTAGCCATCTGTTTGATCGCCTGCTAGTGTTTGAATCAGATGCCATTTAGCACCCTCTTCTGGTGTAATGTAGACAGTATCTTCGAGGTTATATAGTTTTCCGGGTATCTGTTTCATATCCTTATCAGGAGAGACAATAACATTGCCGGGGTGCTTGGTAGCATAGATACCCATAACATCATCTGCTTCGAGTTCGCTCATAGTAATTACGTTATAATGTATACGTAAGTTATTTATGACACGTTTGTATCCGCAGGGCTTCTTTCTATTTCGATGACCCTTGTAATCTGGGGAAATTTTTTTCCTAAAATTCTTGGTGTCTGAAAAGAAGAGTACTGGCTTTGCAAAATCACCGAAATGTGACTTTATTTTATCTATTTCAGTCGTTACAGCCTTATAAGCTTCACTATAGTTAGATGTAACAAATATAACATCTTCTCCGTAATCAATCTCTGTTTCGCAGGCTGCACAGCATTTATATACTATGAAGTCTGCATCTATTAATAATCTCATGGTGGTTTTAATGTACGTCAGCCCAAGTATAACCTATATGAGCTTCTGCTGCTATAGGGCATCTTAAGCGGTAATATTCGCCTGCTAATTTGGCTGCAAGCTCTAGCCATTTTGCCAA